CCTATTTGCATGAACGCCCTATTGATTATGTATTTTACGTTCATATTCACCCCATATAAGAATAAAGGCGGGTGTTACCCCGCCTATAATACTTACGCTTCTACTACGCCACCAGTCATAACATTGATTACGCCGTAATCTTTGTCGTTGAATTTGGATTTTTCGATCGCACCATAGAAAGCAATACCATTACCTTCTACGTTGCCGTAGTCGTCCACTTGTTTGATATGTTTAGCCGGACGAGATACCGCAAAGCATGCAGCCTGTTTGCCTAACAACAAGTTGTGGCATACGTTTGCACTAGATGCGCCTGTTTTGTCGTTCAATACACGTTCGTATTCGTACAAAATAACGCCGTCATATTCGCCTAATGCACCTGTGAAGATAGGGTTTTTAGAACCGCGAATATTAGCGTTTTGTTGTGCTGCCAACCATTTAGCATCATCTTTCAAATCACGAGCCGCCCACGTAGATACTAACATGATGTATTTATCCATGCCGTCAACCTTGATTGGGGCAACTTTTGGCCCATGCATTTTCGCTTTACGTTTCGCACGAGAGATAAGCGTAGTAGTCAACTTATCATTTGCCGTGATAGATGCTTGTGTACCAGTCGCGGAAGCATACAATGTTTCACCAGCGGTAGGAGATGCAGAAAGTTTAGCAATCAACTTGTTATCTTGCCAATCAGCTAACCATTGTTTTAACGCACCTTTGATTTCTTTTAACATGTCATATTGCGTTTTTTGGTCATCCGCTTCAAAGCGAGAAACCGCATTACGTACTAATTGTGTTTGTACTGTGAAGTCGTAGATGTTTAACGTTTCTTCGTTACCAGTCAATGTCGCACGGTTACCTTCAACACCAGCACCGCTTAAATTCATCATTAAGCCGAATGTTACCGCATCACCTTTAACGCCTTCTAAGTCTTTGTTTTTATGCACAACGTTAGATCCGTCAAGTGCGGTGAATTTATCGAAAAAAGACTCTTTTAAGCCTTCATGCCACACTTTTTTAGTCCAAATCTTAGGGACTAACGCCGCTGGAATAGTAACTTGATTTTTTTGATCTGCCATATTTTACCTCTTATAATTCGTCTAAATAATCGCGTATTTCTTTAGGCAATGCATCTAAATTGCCTGTGTCATACGCTTTTAAAATATCTTCTTCCGTTACCTTATTAGGTGTAGGAACGCCACCATTTAACGCGCCAGCCTTTGGCAATGTCGCCGCTACTTCTAGTGGGTTGTTTGGTACTTCGGTACTTGTTGCCAATTCATTTTGTACTTCTTTAGCAAACTTCCTAATTGTTTCAAAATCGGCTTCCGTGCCTTCACCAATATCAACGCGATAAAAGGCATCGTTAATCGGTTGCGCATCACGCATTGTCATTCCGTTTAACTTATCCAAACCGCGCTGATATAATTCACCAAAGTTTGGTAACGATTTAATTTCATTTACGAAATTTAGATTAGTTTGTCGTTGTTGTTGTACTGCGATTTGCTGATTAGTAATCGCATATTCTGCGTTAGCTTCAAAGCGAATGAAGGAATTGTACTTTTCAGCATCTTCATACATCAAACCTTCTAAATCTTCCGCCGTCATATTAAAGCGTTTCAACGCTTCACGGCGAACGAAATCGCGAATATTTGATACTTCTTCTTGCGGTAATTCAATCGGTTTTTGTTGTGCTTCGAATTGTCTAGCACGTTCTTCCGCCGCTTTTCGTCTTGCGCGTTCCTGTGCAAGTGCCGCTTTTAAGTTCTGATCGTTCGCATGATTTTCTTCTTCCGTTTCACCTTCGTTAGTGTTCGGCGTTTCTGTTTCTACTTCCGCATCATTCGCATCACTTTCCGGTGTTTCAGTAGAGGGAACATCATTCGCACCTTCCTGTGTATTCGTTTCTTCGGTTGTTTCTTCCAGTTCTACGCCCGCGTTTTCTAAATCTTCTGGAGTGAAACCAGCTTCTTCGATGTTTACTAAATCTTTTTCCATATCAAATACTCCTTTGCCTTTTTACGTCATTGCCGGACGAATATAAGAATATGGCAGTTTAACGCCGTTACCGGGCGAATATATAAGTGCAAGTAGTTTAACGCCATTGCTTAGGGCGAAATATAAAAAACGCCCCATATAGGAGCGTTTTATTATTGTGTTGATAGTTTATATTACATAGTACCTAAAGCGTTCATAGGCGGTAAAATTTGCGGTGCATTTTGAATGTTTGATTGTCTACCTTTCAAGGCTAATCGTTCCGCCATGATTTGCTCTGGTGAAATCTGCACCCCTAATGTTTGTAGGTACATACTTAATGCTTCCGCTGGCATATCATCTAGGCTACCGCTAACACGCAATTCTGGTATAGCTGGCTTTTCTGCCGCTTGTTGAATACGCTTCTTGACGGATTCTTTTTCCGGAAAGTCCATAAAGTCGAGGATAATATCCATAGGAATATCAACGCCGGATTTCTTAGCTTCCAATAATTGATATAGGTTAGCCTTGCGGGCCGTTGCGCTTGCTTGGCTGGTACTGATCACGATATCAAAATCAAAGCAACTCAAATCATACAATACTTGTTTGATTGGGTTTCCCTCTTCATCTAATTTAGGTTGGCCGAATGGATCCGTAATAACTTGTTCTTGCATTGGTTGACCTAATTCCGGTTGAATTTGTACAAATTCCTTCTTACCGTCATCGCCCAAAATCCGCATTGCCTTTTCTTGGTTGTAGAATTGGGGGATTAAACCCGGAGCGTTTTTCTCGCCCCATAGCAATTTGACAATTTGTAACTCCGCTTCTTTTGTTTGTGCGAATATATCCGCCGTTTGTACGGTTGTTACGGATTGCCGCAAGTCGATTGCCTTGCCGCTCATAGAACCAATACTACCGGAAAGGCTTTCCGGGGTTATACCGCTAATCGAATAAAAGTCATTGTCTGCTTGTTGTTCCAAGGTTAGATTAATAGCGCTATCCATTGACGGCGTACCGTCTTGGAATGTAACACCCGGCTTCAAGAATATATTTGCTCCCGGTGTTGTGCTTTTTTTTTCGATTATTTTCTTATCGTGTTCATCTATTTGGCCTTGCCAGAATCTCACACCTAAAGACTGTTGATTAACAACGTGCATACGTTGGCTTCTGTTTTTATTCTTTTCACGTTGGGCGTCTTTGAGATCACGCACCACGCCGGCTGGTTCTAGTTCATCGTCTACCAATTCACCTGTGTAATAGCAATATTCACGTACTAACGGGAATTTACCGTGCTTATAAGGACTTTCGCCCTCTTCTAACAGCACACTATCGGAGAATGTTGCATATCTGATTTTAGTATCTGGTATGCTAGTAGGTTTCTTGCCTGTAGCCAGTAACACAACAAATAGCGGGTTGTTTTCATCAATTAACCCCTCTTTTGTCATGTATACATTCTTTTTGCCGTATTCCTTGTACCAGTATTGAACTACACGAACCTTTTTATACTTTTCGTTGTACCATAACGCTTCACCGTTAATGGTTTCAATCGTGCCGGCTTCTAGTTCTGTATCGTCATATTTATGACTCAACATATCAATTTCATTAGCCTTATCCGGATATACCTGTTTTAGCTTTCTTGTGCTTTCCCAACTATACCGGCCGACGAATTGAGCATCGCTTAGGTTTTCTTCTGTGCTTTCCGGATCAATGAACACATCAAAAGGAGAAACACGGTCGATTTTAATTGCACCGTCTAATTTTTGGTAATCAAATTCATAGCTTACCCAGTAATTGGCTAAACCGCAAATAATCTTATCGCGGAAACATTTCCCCTTATTGCGTTGATAGTGCGCGCGGTCTAAACAGTATTTTGTAATACCTTTCGCAACGCGGCTTATCCTATCATCTTCTTCGGAGCGTGGTAAGAAGTCCGGTTCTGTTTCGTTTTGTGATGCATAACCGCACAACAAATTAACCGTTGCCCGTATTCTATTGATTGTAATTACAGGGCGACCAGCTTCACGCATCTTTTTCAAGTCAGCATCTTCCCATTGTTTGCCTTGCATAAATGCATAATCTTCGGCAGCATTTCGCCGCCAGTTTGACGTAGCACTTAATGCACTTTTAACATTCGCTTTCGCTTCGTATATATCAAATGTTTGTTCTATATCCATTATTCCACCATTTCAGAACCATATATCATATCATACATTTGTTCTATTTGCCATTGTGGCATTGCTCGTGCAAATTTCGCCAATTCCGCATCGGTGTATTTCGCTGGAATAATAACGCCCTTTTCTTCTCGTTCGCCGTATTCTGACTTTAACACCTTATAGGCGTAATCTCGTAACGCCTTTTCACTCATACGCCCCATGCAGTACCTTCCCCTTCTGTATCATCATCGTATCTATAACCGTCATTAAATTGTTTGTTAGGCTTAACAGATTTAACAGGCCGCGCCATACACATATAACGCACCGCATCATATGCATGATCTTCTTGTTTTGTGTCTACATCTTCAACTTTAATTTTGTCGTATGTTAAAGCTGGCAGCGTGCGTATTAAGTGTACGCAATTACTAAATATCTTTAACTTGCCTTCTTTTAGCCGTTGGTGTACTTGCATAAGTCCGGCCAATCTATCATTATCAGCACGCACCCAGTACACGCCTTCCGTTGCAAATATTTCCGCAATCGTTGGCCCGTCATGTCCTGTGCGCTGCCATATAGCGGGGTCTGCTACTCCTTGATAGTCCTTTAGGTGTTCTATCTTTTGTGCTACTTCCCGCGCGGTTTCTTGCGTTCCTGTATCCGGCATGCCCGGCTTGCAACCGTAATATTCACCAGTAATATATAAAACATCGTCATAATCAACCGCATAAGAATATACAGCATATGGTTTTGTATAACCCCAGTCCATTGACCGGTATCGTTGCCAATGATGCGGTATTTCAAACGGTTCTATTACATGCTTATCATTTCTGAATTCTGTGAATACTTGACCTTCAAATATATTCCAGTCGCCGTCTAAATACGCTTTACGTAGCTTTTCCGGTAACGTGTTAAGCGCATCTATATAACTTTGTGATAAATGCGGGTTATCGCTTGCCCTTGCTTGGATATATGCAATCTTATCGGCGAACGGTTGCATTTCTTTTGTAAAGTTTCTATCAATAAATAAATCCTTTACCCACATATGGCCTTTACCGCCCGGATTAGTTGCAGCTATTAACTTAGTATCAGTTATACCAGTCCAGCGTAACCGCATGCGCAAAAAGTCGAATACATCGCGACTGTTCAAGGTTAATTCATCTATTGCTATTGCAGCGAATTCACTTGATAAGTATTTACTCGGATTATCCAGATTACGAAAACATATAACGCCGCCACCTAATTCATTATTCAATGTGAATTCGTGGTTGCTTTCCTTATAACTTCCTAACCATTCCGGGAACTCCATTTTGATTTTAGATATTTGGCGATCATCTAAACTTGGATAATCTTCACAAAACAACCCAACGCGTATGCCTTTAATTCCTGTTTTAATGAACCAGTCGATTAAAAGCCAAATTAAACCCCAGCGGAGTATATACGATTTACCACCACCAGCAGCGCCGCCATATAGTGTATATATGTTTTGCTTAACTGCCCTTAAAAATTCTTTTTGTTTTGGTGTTGGCCGTATCACATCGCGAAACAGATTTGTTTTACTCATCTGGCTCACTCAATTCGTTATTATCAATAACCAACTTAACGGCGCTTTCGGTTGTGATTTCCTGTTGTATCTTATCGCGCCATTCTTTAGACTTGCGATTTTTAAGCCAGAATATAATTGCGGTGGTGTTTCCCTTTAACGCTTCCTTATATAGTGCATTTTCAACTTGCAAATCTGCTTCATCTTTTCCTATTTTTAGGGCGTTCGATATTTTCGGTGATTTCTTGCGCCATTCCCATAAGGTGGAAACAACAATACCCATATTGCTGGCTATCTGTTCATTTGTTAAACCGTTACGCGCCCAACCTTGTAACAGTAAAATCTTTTCTTCTGCTTCCCAATCTTTATATGTAGTCTTTGCCATTGTTTCACCTCCCTCATTTTAGAATGTTATTGTCTTTTGCTTTCATACGCCTATGTGATCGCTGACATATTCCAGCCGCTTGCTTAGATGCGTGTTGGCTAGTGCAATATGTTTGGCATCGTCCGTTATATTCGATTGTTTCAGCCGTGCATATGCCGTGCTTGTCATTGTTCAAACAATGCTTTCTATCGCAATGAATTTGCGTCATATTGCTATCCTTTCCGACAATCACATTACACATTTCGTGTAATTTTAAAAATACGGTTGACGTGTCGCGGTAACCGTGTTATACTCTAATCAAGGTAAGGGGAACGAACCCCAATAGTTAATCACAAGGAGAAACAAAAATGTACACATTAAAAGACTTGAACTCAAATCAAACTTGGAACTTCGATAACCAATCACAAGCATCTGAATTTATTTCAACTATGTCATTCGGTTTTGAGTGGCAATTACTAGACAACAACAATCAAGTTATTGCAACTCACTTTTATGAATAAGGAGATTAAATAATGACCACTTCAAGCAACAAAATAAAAGAGGCCCGTTTAAAAGCGGGTCTCACTCAAAAGGCTGCGGCTGAATATTTAGAAATGCCACTCCGTACCTTCCAAGATTGGGAATACGGTTCTAACGCCCCTAAATATGTAATCAATATGGCGGTTAAAATGTTGTCCGCAATTCAAAAGAATAAATAGGAGAATAAAACAATGCAAATGACTATCCAAGAAATTAAAAACGCGATCAAATATAACGAACTTAATAACATTGAAACACTTCAAGCTACCTATACAGGTATCAAATACAATAATGACGGTATAATTCAAATGCTAGGTTATGACGATTTAAGCAACATTATTATGATGCTTCGTTATATCGCTGAAAAGTGCGAACTACTCCGCCAACACACCAACTCTATATACGATGCATTCGCCGCTTTTAATCTACGTGAAACAATATTCGATACTATAGATGAGTACCAACAAGAAATGAATAATCAAATACGCCATATGTTAGCCGCTAGATAATAGCGGCTTTTTAATTACTCAAAACCAAACACGCCACAACTTAATGTGATCTAGCATCAAAACAATTTGGGTTAATTTGGTCTAAAACCTTTACATAATAAATGCAGCATGTTCAGTTTTCAATAATTAAATGTTGCTTTTATACAAGAAATGGGGTATATCGCCGTGGATATACCCCATTTTATTTTAGTTTTATTCATTTTGTTTGTATGTTCTAAACAAATACCGGCAATCTATGAAATCGTACAAGTAGTTATGGTATTAGGACGTACATATTTAACAAGGATCGTATCTCAAATGGCATGTGTTCGTTGAAAGGAATTTAACGCCGGTATCTGTTTACAACACACAAGGGGAACGTTTATAGTTCCCCGCGGTGTCGTATGTTTAATAGGAGAATTTAGTCAATGTCGTTCAAAGCTACATATGACACTATAATTATACTATATTATGCTTTTCCGCATGTTTCCGATATAGTCCGATATATTCCGACTTTTACCGTTTTAGAGGTATGCATACTCGGGTAATATGTATGGTGCAAATAATACCCTACTTTGATGAGTCCAGCCGTCTTTAGTTTGTTGGCTTGCGACTTTTCTAGGTCTGTAAAGTATCTAGCATGTTTAGCACTTTTACCGTCAACATACTCACGCATCAATAGTATGTTTTCTTTTCCTTTTGTGCATGTGTTAATAATATCTGCTGCGGCTTCCCTTTCATCAATCAACGCCCCTATTTCTTTTTGTACTGCATCACGTTTACTTTCAAGGCGTACTATTTGACGGTCTAACCCGCCAGGCGTTCCGCCACCTGTTAGGCGTTCCTTTGAGTAATCAACTGCACCTATAGTTGTAATATCACTTTGCAAATGTTTTAGATCTTCTTTCAATGATTTAATTTTCATTGTAATTAATTTAATCGGTTCAAGATATTCCTTCGCTAATTCTCTGTACTCTTTATCCGTCATAAATTCCCCTTTATCGCATGTTCTTAACTGTTTCCTCTAACATGTTTAAATAATCCTGTAAATTGGTTTTGATAGCATCATTCACGATTTGGATATTGTCAGTTGTTACATAGCTAGCAATTAGCATTTTATACATAGCATCTTTGGTAGGTACTAACACCGCTATTAATCCGCTACCAATAAAAACCACAAATAATAATATTACCTTTGATTTATTAGCTTGTATTTTTTCCCTAGCTTCATCTTCAACAAAATATAAAAACACCAGAAAACATACAAGCATTGCCAATACAAAAAATACAATTTGATTTAAAGCATCTATATTATGTAGTACCTCAATCAAGTACAAATACATCGGATCAATAATAGGCATTACACATTTCCCCTTTCTAACCGCATAATGTGGAAGCAAATAATACAAGTAAACTTATTGTTATTACCCCTGTTGCAAATTCCCCGAAATCTTCCTTTGTGTAACTACAACAAACTAGCAATATTTGTAATACAACCACCAGCGAAAACAGAAAACCTTGATAATTTGACATGCTCACCTCTTATAAAGGGGCGTTTATCTTGCCCCTTATCCACTACATCGTAAATACTGATATTAATTTAATTAATGCTATCACTAGCGAAAACACCAATGCAGCATCAAATAACAATTTAATCATGGTTATTTACCTGTGCTGCCAATACCACCGGCACCGCGCACCGTTTCGGTTAATTCATCAACTTCTAACAACTTTAATGCGCCAACCGGTACAAGAATACCTTGTAATAATCTATCGCCTTTTTGAATTAAATACGCATCATCACTGGTGTTCTTGAATATACCTTTGATTTCCCCTCGGTAATCTGCATCAATTACACCAAATGAGTTTGGAATAACTAACGGCGTTTTACTCATACTCGATCGTGGCGCCAGCATTAACATATACCCTTTTGGAATTTCCATTGCTAGACCTAGCGTTACATATTGCGTTTGATGCGGTTCGATAGTTATGCTTTCCGGTTGATAAAAGTCCATTCCCGCAGCATCTTCGCTACCGATTTTAGGCATTAGCACGCTTGACATGCATCGTTTTACCTTGACAACGTCCACATTATAGTGCTTATATCCTAACATACGTTTAATTTTATTAAGCAATTCCATTTGTACCCTCATTTCAATAACGCTTCTAACACTTTATTTTTTCTATCCATAATCCGTATTTCTGCCCTTGGGTTGTCTTTATCAATACCTGCTATACAACTATCACCGTACGAACATATCCATTTATCATCATCAATGACTTTGGCTTTTGTTAATATATCGCTAGTTGCTTGTAGCAATCCTATTAGATCCGGCCAACTTCTTTTATTAGGAAGATAGTATTTACATTCAACAACTACTATGCCAGATATATGCAGTTTCTTGCCAGCTAACTGCCATAAACAAGCATCTTCATAATTTCTATACGCTTCTGATTGAATATAACCCAACTTATTGCCACGTTTAACTATTTGCCCGTGGTTTTTCTTTGTAATCGGGCGACCTTTGAATACTATATCAATTACACTCATTCAATTCCCTTTCTGCCAATAATACATCGTCTTCCGGATACCACCAGTAAAAATCGCCTGTATGACTCCATGATGTTTTACCGCCCATAAAACAATACACCCGCCCATTTTCGTATCTGGCAAAATAAAGTTTCATTTTCACTCCAGCCGCAGTTTTTGCAATAACCGGCGTATCAACCGGAACTTTTTCCCATTCCACAATACCCAACAATGATGCAATAGAATATTTATCTATTTTAGGACTTAACCCCAGTACACGGCATGGAATACGCGGGGTATGATCGCGTACTTTAAAATTGCCGCCGTTTTCAATAAAATCCGGATTTACAAAGTATGCGTATACACCGATGATTTTAATATCTCTATATCCTTCTTGGTGCATTTGTTCTAATAACCATTTTTGATCATTCGTCATAGTTCAATTCCCCTTTTATTAACAAATGCTTTATTTGCTCCTTGATATGATACAAACACAATTCCATTGTTCCGTTAAAATGTTGTAAATTTGCTTTTGAAATTACTTGCCTTAACCGTTTTTGTTTTTTACCATTTGGAATACTATATTCAACCATGATGCAATAAGAATTTGCGTTTATCTTTGGTTTTAAAATTCTATTTCCAATAACAATGGTTAAAGCACTTGCAAATTGTTCATGCGTATATGTTAAATCATTTGTTTTTACAAGTTTCTTCATTTACTACCCCCACAATATGACGACCTATTTCTTCTACAACATTTACAGTAACAGCATTACCAGCTTGCTTATAAAGTTGGCTATTACTATTTACCGCCGCAGCACTTTCGAACTGTTCATCTGTAAAACCTTGTAAGCGCCAGCACTCTTTAGGCGTTAGTTTTCTAATGCAAATAGGTTCATCATCAACCAGTACGCCCAGATTATCACTAGTTGTTAATGTATTGGATCGTTGATGTTGCACTCTTCCTCGGCGTGTTTCACTATCTGGATATGCAAGATCTATGCCGTCGCCAATTTCCGCCATTGTGTATCCTGTTTTAGTTGCATTTTTAATTGCTACTTTCGGAACATGTTTATAGTCCGTAGCCGTCAATGTACCAACTAAACCAGTAGACCATACGGTATTATCTGTTTCATAACGTGAACCGTTTCCGATACTTTGAACTTTATTTGCATTGATTTCATATAAACCAGTTTTTGCCCCCATTCCGCCACCTTGTGCGGATAATGTGCAGCTTACGCCGTCCGGGTTATAAACTCGTTCTCCTTGTGAACCACCTATAATCTGCTTAAGAGTTGTTGTGTTTTCTCTTTTGATAGGTAATAGATTTCCGGAACTTCCGTTTCCATAACGTCCAACAATATACACACGTTCTCGGTTTTGAGGCACTCCGTAGTCTTTGGAATTGTACACTTTCCATTCGATACTGTACCCTCTTTCTGCCATTTCACTAACAACGGTGAGGAACCCGCCCCCCCGTCGATTGATAGCAAATTCTTAACGTTTTCACACATAATCCATTGGGGTTTATTTTCTTTGCACTCATCTAACAACCTCATAATTTCATAAAACAGACCACTTCTAGTGCCTTCTTTAATTCCTTTTTGCTTACCAGCTATGCTTATGTCTTGGCAAGGAAAGCCAAACGTCCATAGATCAGCCTTTGGCAAGTCCTTCCCTTTAACTTTCGTAACATCGTTACCAAACCATAAATTATCTGTATCATACATTGCACGGTACGATGCTTGCGCGAACTTATCAAACTCACACCAGCCAACGCACTCCATTCCGGCCTTTTCTAAACCGGAATGGAATCCGCCAATACCACTAAAAAAATCTATGAATTTCATGTATTCCTCTTCATCAAAACATATCACCACTTAATATAGTATTTATACTTGTTAGATCGCTCATGCTTATAACACCAATTTCACACAACCTCTTCAAGCAATGCCGTCCATGTTTTCTTTTAACAGGTTTAGGACGGGGCCCGGGTAATGCTTGCCATATTAGATAAATAAAATCGCAATATTCTTCCCAGTCATACCACGGATACATAAGGCAATAGGCTTTTATGTATTGTTGCTTACGCTTTCTTTGTACTAATTCCATCTTCTATGACTTCCTCACATTCAATTAAGCACGTAATAGGTGATACCGAAACATTTACATTTGAAAATACGTCTTTAAAAGTAATTACCTTTGTATTTCCATAATCAATATTGCTTATTGCTTCATTGTATGCTTCCATGTCAGAAAGGTTTCTGTATTTACCTTTAAACGAATCTGTTTGATATCTTCTAGTCGCACCGTTCATAAATACTGTTATTTGTAACATATTTACTCCTCACTTTTAAAAAATACTAACCAAACCGTTTTACCGCGCCGTTGTCCTAAAATTGGTTCAACCGGCAATAATGGTCGCACTTTTGGCAACGTTATTTGTTCTTCATTCCATTTGAATATTAAAGTTCCATTTTTCTTTAATACTCGCCAACATTCCGCAAAGCCTTGTTTTATATCCTCTTTCCAGTCCGGCCCCAACCGCCCGTATTTTAAAGCTAAAAATGATTTATCACCAGCACTAACCAAATGCGGCGGATCAAACACAACTAAATAAAACGTTTCATCTTCAAAAGGCATTTTCCGGAAATCTGCAACAATATCCGGTTTTACAATTAGCCTTCTACCGTCGCAAAGAGTTGTGTTTTCCGTTCTGTTATCCATGTAAACCGTTTCTTCATGTTCTCTATCAAACCAGAACATTTTAGAACCACAACACGCATCTAGTATTTTCATAACGCGCCTTTTTTAATCATGTGCATTAACGCGCCAGCAATTAACGCTAAAACAACAGATGATACAAACAAGCCTAATACTGTGTTACCAGCAATATTGAATAACCCCAATAGCCACAACACCATTGAAACAATAAACGCCAAACTTAAAACCTTCACCAATAACGCAAGGATTATATAAGCTATTAACGCAATACCTTTCATTTTTACCACCCCTTAAAACGGAACGTTTTCATCGTTGCCTTTATCATCTGCAAAACTATCAAAATTGCTTTCCGCTGCCATATCATTCAATGCGGATACACCAACAAAACCAGCGATTACTTCTGTAACGTATTTCTTTTGTCCGTTGCTATCTTCGTAAGATCGTGTTTGAATGCGTCCTTCTACGAATAAGCGGTTTCCTTTTCGGTAGTTTCCTACTGCTTCGCCTAGCTTGCCCCATGCTACACAGTTTATAAAAGCGGTTTGTTCTTTCGTTTCATTTGTTGTGGAGTCAATATAGGTGTTAGTTGCTGCTACCGTAAAAGTGGCCACCGCTCGACCACTTTGGGTATAACGCACTTCTGGATCACGTGCTAAATTACCTAATAACTGAACACTATTCATATATCTACCTCTCTATTTTCTAATCCTATAGGGTAAATCTAAACAATATACCGTTTTTGCTATTTCGCCCTTAGGATTTAACATTAAACCTTTAAAACTTCCATATATCGCATTTAAACGATTTTTGACATTTGAAATAGTTCGTCTAACGTATAATCACACTGCAATGCATCGTTTAACGCCGCTTGAATTGCCAACATTTCGGACAATCTAAACTCAAATTCACCTCGTTCATGCTTTTTATAGGTTTCAACTGGTACTCCGGCAATTTCAGCTAATTCACGTTGACTCATAAATAATCGTTTTCTACATTCGATTAACTTCGGAAATACATTGTATTTACAGTTCATTTCA